GTGTATATGACGAATGGATTGGTCGTGAGTCTACAGAAGAAGAGATGCGTGATTTAACACCAGAAGATGTAGCCCCAATATATAAACAGAACTATTGGGATAGAGTCAAAGGTGATCAACTTCCATCGGGGGTAGATTGGTGTGCATTCGATTGGGCTGTTAATAGTGGTAGTGGTAGACCTGCTAAAGCTATACAACGTGCAGTAGGTGCTACAGCAGATGGTGCTATTGGTCCTAAGACACTACAACTTGTTATGGAGAAAGACCCTAAGTATATTATTGATTATGTATATACAGTAAGACAAGGGTTCTATGAAGGATTAGATACGTACAAAACATTTGGACGTGGTTGGTCTAGGCGTAACAAAGAAACGCTTGAACAAGCATTACACATGGTGGAATAATAGTATGGCACGTGAGCTAACAGATAGACAGAAGAAGTTCTTAGCAGTCCTTATGGATGAAGCTGGTGGAGACATTACCAGTGCTAAGATCATTGCAGGTTATTCAGCTAATACTTCTAACACAGAAATAACTAATAGCCTCAAAGAAGAAATCATTGACGTTACTCACAGCTACTTAGCACGTAATGTACCTAAAGCGGCTATGGCTATGGTAGGTGCACTGTACGATCCTACTGAATTAGGTATACGTGATAAGATGACTGCCGCTAAAGAGCTACTAGATCGTACTGGATTAGTTAAGACTGAGAAGGTACAAGTAGAAGCTAAGGGTGGTGTCATGTTGATGCCAGCTAAAAAAGCACAGGATGAAGATGACTAAACCATTAGGTAAATGGAAATTACCACAACCGACAGACCTTAAAGAAAATAGTAGATGGGTAGCAATCCCACGTGTAGCAAGAACAATTCCCTTTGGTTATGAATTAGACCCAAAAGATAAAGGAATACTCTTGCCAATCAGTGCAGAACTTGATATGCTTGAGCAAGCACAGAAATACTTAAAACAGTATTCGTATCGAGAAGTTGCTAACTGGTTGACTAGAAATACTGGTAGAACTATTTCTCATGTAGGTTTAAAGAAACGGTTAGATAATGAGCGACAAAGAAAAAACAAAGCTGGAAGCCTTCGCAGATGGGCAGACTATGCGAAAAAGGCAATCGCCAAAGCGGAAGAAATCGAGCGCACAAGACTCGGTGCAAAAGAAAAAGAAGACACAGAAGAAACCAGAGCCGCCTAAAGTTGTAGTTGATTATGATTTAGCTAAAGTTGAAGAACAGCATAATGTAATATTTAAACCTAATGCTGGCCCACAGACTGACTTCCTTGCCGCAGGTGAACGTGAAGTACTGTATGGTGGCAGTGCTGGTGGTGGCAAATCATATGCTATGTTAGCTGATCCACTACGTTTTATGGGACACCCATCATTCTCAGGGTTGCTACTAAGACATACTACAGAAGAATTAAGAGAACTTATATTTAAGTCTCAAGAAATGTATCCTAAGATATGGCCGGGTATTAAGTGGTCAGAACGTAAGATGCAATGGACAGCACCATCAGGTGCAAGACTGTGGATGTCATACCTAGATAAAGAGGATGATGTATTAAGATACCAAGGTTTAGCATTTAGTTGGATAGGCTTTGACGAACTTACACAGTGGCCTACACCCTTTGCTTGGAACTACATGCGCTCACGTTTACGTTCTACTGCACATGACCTTCCTGTATATATGAGGGCTACGACTAACCCCGGTGGTAGAGGACATCATTGGGTTAAGAAGATGTTCATTGACCCTGCGGCACACAATAAAGCATTTGATGCCACAGACATTGAAACAACAGAAGTATTAAGATACCCCGCAGGTCACGAGAAAGCTGGTAAAGCTCTATTCAAACGTAAGTTTATACCTGCACGATTAGCAGATAATCCATATTTAGCTGAACAAGGTGACTATGAAGCAATGCTTCTATCCTTACCAGAACAGCAAAGAAGACAATTACTAGATGGTGATTGGGATATTAAAGAAGGTGCAGCCTTCACAGAGTTTGATAGAAACATACACGTAGTTAAGCCATTCGATATACCAAGTAACTGGGTTAAGTTTAGAGCATGTGATTATGGATATGGTAGTAAATCTGGTGTAGTATGGTTTGCGGTATCACCTAGTGAACAACTAATAGTGTATCGTGAGTTATATGTAAGTAAAGTATTAGCGGCAGATTTAGCTGATCAAGTACTTGACTTAGAAGCTGGAGATGGTAATATTAAGTATGGAGTACTTGATAGCTCACTATGGCACAAGCGTGGTGATACAGGACCTTCCCTAGCAGAACAGATGGTTCAAAGAGGTTGTAGATGGCGACCATCAGATAGATCAAAAGGTTCACGTGTAGCAGGTAAGAATGAGATACATAGAAGGTTACAGGTAGATGAATATACCGAAGAGCCACGACTAGTATTCTTTGATACATGTACTAACATGGTAGCTCAATTACCTGCGTTACCCATAGACAAAAGAAACCCAGAAGATATAGATACTACCTCAGAAGATCACTTGTACGATGCATTACGTTATGGTATCATGTCAAGACCACGATTTAGCATATTTGATTATGATCCAAATGGGCGACCATCAGGTGGTATGAATGTAGCAGATTCCACGTTTGGATATTAAGGACAAATAAATGGCAGAAGAAAACGAAGGCTTTATCGAAGATGATGCAATTATCCTAGAGGATACTGATGACTCTACGGTTGATGATGCAGATACAGCAAAGATAATTCCATTTATTATGGAGAAGTACAATCGTGCTGACGATTATAGACAACAAGATGAACAACGTTGGTTACAGGCATATCGTAACTATCGTGGTTTATATAGTCCTGATGTACAGTTTACTGAGGCTGAGAAGTCAAGAGTATTTATTAAAGTAACTAAAACTAAGACACTTGCTGCCTATGGTCAGATAGTAGATGTACTATTTGCTGGACAGAAGTTTCCGTTAACAGTTGATCCTACTGAACTACCAGAAGGTGTAGTATCAGATGTACATTTCGATCCTAAAGAACCTGAGCAATTACGTGAGTCAGAACTAAATGAAGAAGTTAACCCATATGGTTTTTCTGGCGATGGTAAAGACTTACCTGCAGGTGCTACTGCTAAAACATTACTTGATAGTATCGGACCACTTAAAGATAAACTAAGTGAGATTGATAACGTCCGTGAGGGTGTAGGTAAAACTCCTACATCTGTTACATTTAGCCCTGCTATGATAGCGGCTAAGATGATGCAGAAGAAGATACATGATCAGTTAGAAGAGTCTAGTGCTAGTAAACATTTACGTAGTACAGCATTCGAGATGGCATTGTTTGGTACTGGCGTAATGAAAGGACCATTCGCAGTAGATAAAGAGTATCCTAACTGGGATGAAGATGGTGAGTATTCACCCGTAATGAAAACAATCCCACAAGTATCTCATGTATCTGTATGGAACTTCTATCCTGATCCTGATGCTACTAATATGGATGAAGCACAGTTTGTTATTGAACGTCATAAGATGTCAAGAACACAGTTACGTTCACTTAAACGCAGACCACACTTCCGTTCATCTGTAATTGATGAAGCTATTTCACTAGGTGAAAACTATAGTAAAGAGCATTGGGAAGATGATTTATCCGATTATGCGCCAGAGCATGGTATTGAACGTTTTGAAGTACTAGAGTATTGGGGCATGGTAGATGTCGAAATGTTACTAGAACAAGGTGTGGATATTCCAGATGAATTAACTAATGTAGATGAGTTACAAGCTAATGTATGGATTTGTAATGGTAAACTACTACGTATGGTTATGAATCCATTTAAACCTGCACGTATCCCTTACATGGCTGTACCATACGAACTCAATCCTTACAGCTTCTTTGGTGTAGGTATTGCTGAGAACATGGATGATACACAAACATTAATGAATGGTTTCATGCGTATGGCAGTAGATAATGCTGTACTATCAGGAAACTTACTAATAGAGGTAGACGAAACCAACTTAGTACCGGGACAGGATATGTCCGTGTATCCCGGCAAAGTCTTTCGTCGCCAAGGTGGTGCACCCGGACAAAGCATTTTTGGAACTAAGTTCCCTAATGTAGCACAGGAGAACCTACAACTCTTTGATAAGGCACGTGTCCTTGCGGATGAGTCTACAGGTTTTCCATCTTTCGCACATGGTCAGACAGGTGTGTCAGGTGTAGGTCGTACTGCTTCTGGTATTAGTATGCTAATGGGTGCTGCACAAGGTGGTATTAAGAATGTTATCAAGAATATTGATGACTACCTATTAAGACCATTAGGTGAGAACCTATTTAGATTCAATATGCAGTTTGACTACGACCCTAAGATCAAAGGTGATTTAGAAGTTAAGGCTCGTGGTACAGAGAGTTTAATGGCTAATGAAGTACGTAGTCAAAGATTAATGCAGTTTATGCAAATTTCTTCTAGTCCAGCACTTGCACCTTTTGCAAAATTTCAGTATATTATACGAGAGATTGCAAAGTCTCTTGAGTTAGACCCTGACAAGGTTACTAACAATATGGATGAGGCGGCTATTCAAGCTGAGCTCATGAAAGGTTTTCAACAAGCACAACCAACAGAACAACAGGGTGCACCAGCGGGAGCTAATCCAGCAGACCCTACGGGCGCAGGTGGTGGTAACATAGGTACAGGACAAGCTCCTCTACCACAAGAACAAGGATTTAGCGGAAATGCAGAAGGACAAGGAGCACCTGAGCAAGCTCAAGGCGATGGTCAGCAACCACCAGCAATGGGAACAGTTCAGTAGTTATATAGATTCTTTAATAGATCAACAGCATAGAACTATGGAACAAGCTGACAATGATAAGATTATACATCGAGCGCAGGGTGCAGTTTTTCAGTTACGTAGATTAAAACTATTAAGAGATGAAGTATTAAAAAATGGCTGATGAAGAAGTAGGCACTAAAACAAATAAAAAGACACAGGCTGGTAGAGATGTTTATAAAACTTCTGACGGTGAAATGGTTTCTGAAAAATCTATTACTTTTGAAGTAGATGGTCTTTTTGTAAATATTCCTAGCATACATGATGGTGTTCGATACTCTGATGATGAAGTGTATAGGAAATTTATGGCAGGTGAAATACAACCTACAAGTGCACATCAGACAAAAGAAGAAGCTATTAAAGCGGCTATAGACAGAAGTAAAAGTTTAAAATTTTATAAGGGTGGAACACCAATGAACAGACAAATGGAATTATTCTCACGTGGTGGCCTTAAAGATGAGGGCGGTATGATCGACGAAGAATCTGGTAACAAAGTTCCTGTAGGTGGAACTCGTGAAGGTGTTCGAGATGATATTGAAGCTAATGTAAGTAATGGTGAGTTTATATTTTCAGAAGATGTTACAAGATATATTGGTTTAGATAAACTTATGAGATTACGCCAAGAAGCTAAGATGGGTTTAAAGAAAATGGATGCTATGGGTCAGATGGGTAATAGTGATGAAGCTACTATGCCAGATGATTTACCTTTTGGTATGGACGATTTAATTATTGTAGCTGGAGGTGAACCTGACGATGGCGGTGAAATCAACATGGCTGTTGGTGGTTTAACTACAGGTACTACAAGTGTTACACGTATTCCTGACCCTGATACAGCTTCTGTAACTCAACCCGTTGTTCCAGCAACTACATCTGGAGTACGTAGACTTACACCAGAAATTACACAACCTGCACGTACTAGTGTAGACTTTAAAAAGTTTATGGGTGAAGCATCCATTGAGTACAAAGAGTATAGAAATGCAAGTGGTGAAAATATATTAATACCATTTTTAGATGGCAAAGCTATGTTCTCTATTCCAGAAGGATATAGTTTATATACAGGAGAAGGTTCTGTAGGTACAGGCACTACTCCTGTAGATGACATAGTTGCTGATGCTAATGCCGCCACACAAGAAATACGTAGTAGTAGTAATGATGATCGTACTAATGTTGCACTACCACCACCAGAAGCAATTGATTGGGATAACCTAAGCTATGAAGAGTACATGGATAAGTCATCTACTTTAGTTGGTACAGGAAGAACCTTTGCTAAAGCGGCTATGTTGTTTATGGGCCCACTTGCTTTATTTCCTATGGCGGCGATGGCGCATCAAGATAAAAAAGCACTATTAAGTGCTACTAGACTTTTAAACTCTGGGTTATTAAATGCAGAACAAATTGCCGCACTTAAAGCTAGAACTGAGGGTATAAATGAACACGCTGGTGGTTTAGTTAATAACCTATTAGGTGATGTATTTGGTGGTGTTATTGATGCAGTAGCAGGTGCTTTAGGTAAATTGCCAGAAGAAGTAGCAGAAGTTAAAAAGGTTGCTGTAGAAACTGGTGTTAACGTAGACCCAACACCTAGAGTATTTTTACCACAAAACACAGGTATGAAGTTAACAAAAGCTGTATTACCCACATATGCAAGTGATGATCCTAGCGAAACAGGTACTACTGGTGTAGTCACACCTGATCAATATACATTAGCTAGTACAGAAAGTAATCGTTTTGTCACACCTACAAACGCAAGTGGTGATCCTAGTGAAACAGGTACTACTGGAGTATTTACAAATGCAAGCGGTGATCCAAGTGAAACAGCTACTACGCCTGTAGATACTTCTACATATACACCACCTTCTTCTATGGGGTTTTCTCCTACAGGAACTAGTGCCGATCCAATGATACAACCATATGTAGCTCCCCCAGTACAACGTGCTGATCCATTAGTTAGTGCTCCTCCCATAGACTATACAACACCTTCTGGTGTACTACCTTTTATGCAACCTATAGTAAACCAAAGAAATACTGCACTCAATACGTTGCCAGACCCTACCGTGGGAAAAACTGATGACTATCAAAAGTTTTCTTTTACGCCAGATGAGTCTGGTATATATCGTGCCGTAGGGAGTTTTCCAGAATATAAAAATGCGGGCGACCCTGCTTTGGGTTTAGGTATACCATCATCTGCCACTCCTGCAACTGTAGCAGAACAAACTGATAGTGCATTTCCTGCATATACGCAACCTAGTGTTTCTGGTATAACACCATCTAAACCAATTGGTAGTGGTCGTGGTGATGGAGCATCTGAAGTTGCACGAAGACAAGCAGATGCATACACACCTGATGCTACACAAAAAGTACAAGGTGGTTTTGGTGTCACTCCAGAAGTACCTTTAGATATTGCAGAGACTGCTAAGTTAGATATTACGGAAACAAAACCAGTTACAGAAGACAAGACTGGTTTGGGTGCTAAGGTAATCAAACCTAAAGTAAAATATAAAACTGGTCAGTCTAATCAAGCAACAGCATGGCAAAACTTGGCTGATGCAAATTTAGGTCAGGCATACGAGTTAAGTGAAAGATTTAAAGTTACAGGCGGTACTACAGTTAACGGCTATGCAGTTGGTGCTATTTCAGATGGTACTTCAACAGGCATACTTGCTGACGATCAAGGCTTTGCTATTAGAGCAGGGAATGGTAGAATTGTATATGTAGACGAACAAGGTTCATACCACAAACCTACAATGGGTGAAATGATAAAGAATGGATTTAGCTATAAGCAACGTGATGTAGGTGATTATGATAAAAATAAAATTAGTATCGCTAGTACAGATAGGGCTTCTACAGTTACTGCCGCTAGGAAAGGTGAACTATCAGCAACTGCTAAAGCTAAGATAGGTACAGATGCGAGTGGTGGTGATCCTAATATGGAAGGTGCTGTGTGGTACAAAATACCTAATACCAATGCACTGGGTCGTAGATTCCCAACAGCGGCTGAGAAGGCAAAACTAAAAGTTGAACAGACCAAACAAGATAATATAGAAAAAACTAGACAGGTTGTTGCTGATAAAAAAGCTGAAGATGCTAGGATTAGAGCAGAGTCTATTAGAAGAGCTAATGAAGCGTATGCTCAACAACAAGCTGCGGCACAGTCAAGTAGCAGTAGTAGTAGTAAAGATAGACGGAAAAAACAACAACAAGCACAAGCATCTGCTACAAAGTTTACACAGTCCGCAATTTCAAGAAATGCTAATGCAGATGGACAAGTGACTAAAGACTCGTATAAAGGTGGTGGATTTTAATGGATTTTGAAGAATATAAAAATGAAGTATCTGGTAGGTTTGATACACTACAAGATGAAGAACGACAACAATTAGTTGAATTATTAAGAAGCTCTGTAGGAGAACTTTTGATAAGTGTGTTAGGAACAGAACTATTTGACTTAGGTACACCTGATGTTATTGAACCTACTGCACCTGTAAGACGTGGATTAGCAGCACCAATTATTTAACCTCTGCTAAATTTGAACTGGCTACCCATCCCCCTACCAACAATAGGCTACGGCGGCCCCAGTATGAAAGACTGAAACATGAATGATAAAATAATGGCAGAAGAAGTAAAGCCAGAAACTAAAGTAGCATTTGCAAATCGTAAATACTCTAATGAAGATAAGCGTAAGATGGAAGAGGAAGAACTCGAACAACTTATGGCTGAACAAAAAGGTGAAGTAGCAGAAACTACAGAAGAAACAGTAGAAGCTGAACCAGCCAATGCAGAAGAAAAAAGTTTTAAGAAACGCTACGGTGATCTTAGACGACATATGCAAGACAAAGAAAAAGATTGGGATGACAAGTTTAAAACGTTACAGCGTCAACTTGAAGACTCAACTAAACAAGAAATTAAACTACCTAAGTCTGATGGCGACATTGAAGCTTGGGCAGAACAATACCCAGATGTAGCGGCTATAGTAGAAACTATTGCGATTAAGAAAGCAAGAGAACAAGCCGCTGGATTAGAAGAACGTGTAAAAGAAATTGATGAAATGAAAGCTGATGCAACACGCAAGAAAGCTGAAGTAGAGTTAATGACTGCACATCCTGACTTCGGTGAAATCAGAGATGATGATGCGTTTCATGATTGGGTAGATGAACAACCTAAGTGGGTACAAGACGCATTATATGAGAATGCCGATGACTCACGATCAGCATCACGTGCAATTGATTTGTATAAAGCTGATATGGGTATTAAGAAAACAAAACCTGCGAGCAACAATAAAGATGCCGCACGTTCAGTAAACAGTCGTAGTAACAATAGTGCACCTGATTCAGAAGATTCTAAGAATGTATATAAAGAATCTCAAGTGAATAAGATGACACCACAACAGTATGAAAAAGCTTCCGATGCTATTATGGAATCCATTCGTACTGGTAAGTTTATTTACGATATGTCGGGCAATGCTCGATAAAGCTATTGACATATAATATATTTATGATATAACTATATGTACAATGTAGTAGTGTGACCCCTAAGACACAGGTTACTCACACTACGACTAAACCCACGCAAACAACAATATACTTCTTGACAACCTAATGTCTTATGGCCCGTTATACTGAAGGTAGGCCAACTTTCATAGTAACGCACCCTACAAGTACTTAGCCTCTATATAAGTGAATAGTCGTTTGCATCTGTAATCTAATGCTAAAGGAGAATTAAAATGGCATTTGGAAAGGCTTCGGGCTACACAAACTTACCGAACGGTAACTTCTCGCCCGTTATTTACAGCAAACAGGTGCAACTTGCATTTCGCAAATCTGCTATCTGTGAAGCTATCACTAACTCTGACTATTTCGGAGAAATCGCTCAAATGGGCGACTCAGTAAAAATCATAAAAGAACCTGAGATTTCAGTAACTGCGTATCTACGTGGTACTACTATCTCAACACAGGACCTTTCAGACAACGATTTTTCACTAACAATCGACAAAGCAAACTACTTTGCATTTAAAGTTGATGACATCGAAGAAGCGCACTCACATGTAAACTTCCAAAGCTTGGCTTCGGATCGTGCGGCATATCGTTTGGCTGATCAGTATGACCAAGATGTTCTTGGTTACTTATCTGGTTACAAACAGTCTGCATTACATGCAAATGCTGGTGCGGTAAACAATGTAGTAAATGGTACTAAAGCTAACTCAGCAGCTGGTTCAGACGAACTACTTGCAGCGAACAAGCTTATCAAA